CTACACAATAGGTTTAATCCCCAGCATTGTTGCATAGCAACTGGTGCGACCAGTTCGTCAGTACAACAAACGAAGTAAATCTCCACATGCTAAGAGTCTTAGAGAAAGCACACAACTGGATGTTGCATATTTCTAGAATAGTCCGTCCCTGAGTGCCTCAACACCCCTTATAAAACCTGGGAATAGGTTTCTCACTCACTTTCAGCAGAATTTTCGGTAGTCTTTATAGTCAACATTCTCTCTGCACCTCTTTTGAGCTGATTTTACACAGCACAGCTTTACTAACTTTATATTGTTATATATTATTTTCAAGACTTATCTTTGTCCTCTAACTTGCAATGTGAGAGTGACCTCTACATCAACGCCTAGAGCTGTTGTAGCCCCCAGCAATCCAAGAATGACAGAACTCTGAACCGCACTATGATCCACCCAAGTATCCATAGGAAAAAGGAGAGGTACATTAAATACCTTAGTCACTTTAGCCCTTAGACCCCCTGAGTCTACTATGTGTGTGAACGTAGTCATGCCAGCTGATCCAACTGGGTTAAACACTGCTGAAACTATTCCGAGCGTTGTAGCAACACTCAGAACAGTAATCTTAGCATTTCCCGATCTCACTCTCCACTGCGAACAATCAGACAAAGCCTCCCGCAGTTGTTTACAATGAGTTCCTCTAACAGAACGCGCCAAGATACCAGTGGTACCATCTTGAGGAATGTCACCACCCATATCTAAAGGGCCTCGAATTGTCAGTGTTCTCACTGCGGGATTTGAAGTCAAAATCGCATTACTTCTCGGTATTACCCGAGCTTTCGCCAATCTGTTCTTCTTTCTCGCCATTATTCATTAATTTTGCCTGCTCAACCCAGGCTTTTGACTGTTCATTTATCATCTCAAGATCAGCATGGTTTCGGAAATCTCCCGAAAGTTGAGTACGCCACTGTGAACACATGGCCTGATCTCTGGTTGCATGAGAGAAGAACCGAAACAAGGTTTTACCCTTGTTCAATGGCCAAGCTAAGCCATTAGACATCCACTTATGTGAACAGAACTCTACTCCCTCCAATTTCTTGAAGTTTTCGAACTCCTTCACAGTGTGTCCCAATTCATCCATCTTTTTCAAGTACGCCTCCGATACTCTTTTTCTCACTTTGTCGTCGCCCATGATTGCCGCATCGAGTGACTGTTCAAAATTGAAGTCTTTTAAGTCGCCTCCATCATCGCAAAATTCCTCTAAAGTAATAATTGCATCTAATAAAGCGCCTATATGGGAGTTTGACGAACTGGTATTCAACCAGCCACTTGCCATAATCCCAAAATCTCCCTTTTGTCCTATCAAAACTCCATTTGGCAAAGCAAACACTTTCCTTGATATCGCATGACACCTGACTCGGTTCAAGAAGTGCCAGATGGAATCACATGAAGCATCAGCGAGTCGCCTGCGCAACTCAGCCTCTGCCTCCAGTTCCCAATCCTGGACACTCCAGTCCCAAGCCTTGATGTCAATTGAAGTCAATTCACCATGTTCACTAAGAACACTTTGGAAAAACTCCGACATTTTCATTAAACCGTCGTCGTCCAGTCCTATACCCGGTTTGGATATGCACTGCTCCCAACTATCGATCTCTCGATTATTTTGAGCCTTGTACAAAAGCCGGTCAATCATCTGGTCGTCAACAGCAACACCTGATATCAACCTAAACATACCTGCTAAGACCTTAGTCTCCTTGTGAGGTTCGTCTTTAACAAATAGTCTTATTGGACTACAGATATTGTTTTCTATTAATTCTCTCGGTCCCATTTCAAAAATTTTCTCTCCTAAACTCAGAATATTTTCCACCCGTTTTACTACACTATCTTTCAACACATCACCAACAGCCTCCAAGACCAGGGTGTTTGTCGGGGCATACTTCATCCACGGCACTCCTGGTGTAGCATCGCCCTTCAGCGACGCCGCTGACTCGTCAACTGCTTGTCGAAGGCAGGCTGCGCACAAGCTGCCCGCCCCCTCATCTCCCATTCTGCACTCCTTTCCGGATGCTCTCGATCCAAGTAAGCTCGCTCCGCCACGGTGATGTGGTCGAAACGAGCTCTCTTGGAGAGATGGAACCCGAATACTCTCGCTAACTCTACTCGCATCTGGACATTCAGTCGTCCAGGCTGGTATACGTACGCGAGGATATTCAAGTGCTCCATTCCTTCTAGCGCTGACAAGGAACTGGATGGCCGCGTCAAGTGTCCATCTACGGGGTCTTCTACCAACTCGATGATAGTTTGCATGGGCGGTGAGGGAGCCCAAGATGTCCCGTAGTCCATTTGTGGGCCAACGCCATATCCCAAGTTCAGGGAATGCATCGGTCCACCGATTTCCAACAGCTTTTCTTTTAGCTCTTCCTCCCCTTGCGCACACTGTCGTTGTCCCGATCCACTCGAGACCGGTGTGGAGGAGACTCCGACCGCTTTTGACCCCTTCTTCGCTTTTCTCCTGTTGTTCTTTTTCTTTTTGGGAGCTGGAACAAAACATGTAGCCTCCGCGTTTAAGCCAGTCGGGAGGGAGGTGTTTTCCGAGGCTGAATAAAAACCCGTCGTCTTTGATTTAGGGGGTAGAGTTTCCTCTGTCCCCTTCCCACCATCGAAGTCGTAATCATATTCGTACTCATCTTCGCCCATGTCAGCCCAATTTTTCGGTAGAGGAGCATCAAGATAGTCACTGAACTCATAAGCTCTATGTCTTGTCCTGATTTTCATACCCCTCCCCATTATCCATGCCTCATGTATCTCCACCTCCAACTCGTCTGCGATCTCGTCACGCCTGAGAGCATGTCTCTCCGAAACACTTTCTCGTCCAGGTAACATCCATTCTACCGCAACACCAGAATTAAATCCAGCATGGCCTCGAACGTGTATCCCTACAACAAAGCCTTCAGAATAGATTGGTGTACCCGATGATCCAACAATCGTAGAGCAGTTGTGAGTAAAATGGAGCCCTTCGGTCTTACCCATAGTACCCTCAAACATAACTGGTTCTCCCAGGGAAGAGCCATATGTAGTCAGTCCCGTCGTAGCTGACGGCAAATAACCCAACTTGGCAACCCTCCGGTTAAGACCAGTCAAGACAACACTCGGAACCTGCATGAAAATCACGTCAAGCCCCTTAGCGTACGCCCCTACTTTCCAATTGTAATCAACGGGCGCTTCCAAATCTTCGGCGCCAATCGTAACTTTCGCGTTCTTTTTACACCCCTCAAAAACATGTTTGGCGGACAAGACACCGTCCACTCCTCCAACCTTCACTCGGACGCCGTAACCAAGAGTAGTAGTTCCTGACCGGAACACAACTAAACTCTTCGGCCACGCACTCTTCTCCGCAACTGAGGTCGCGATTTTCGATTCACGCCCCCCTTCAGATTCTACTGTCTTTCCAGACAACATCATCTTTAAGAGAGCTTCAGAAGAAACCCGCACTTTCAATGCGCCAAATGCCGATGGTACAGATAGATAAAAACCGTCTTCGTCATGTTTCAAGTCACCAACAACCTCCATATCCGCAAGTTTCCTCACAGTCCTGATTGATTGTCTAAGTTTCCGATTTGCCAAAACCGATTTAATTCCATTAAGTACTGATGATAAAGGCCACCAAACAATATTTATAATGAT